TTATACGACTGGTGTAACTTATTGGTTAAATAATATACAAGTTGCAGATAGAGCAGCGTATATCTCAGGTTTTGCTGCATCTACAAACCGTGAAGTTAGACTCCAAGTTGATGGCGCATTAACTGGTTCATTATACTATAAATCTAGTGGTACAGCTACAGGTGGTGTATTAACAGTTGCTGCACATAACTCTACAGCTATTGATAGATTTACTGGTCAGACAATTTATCCATTCTTAGATGGTTCTACAGTTATCAGTAACAATGGAACAACAGTAACTTTAATTGGTACTGATGCCCATAAAGGCCAATATGGTTTTGCTTTAGTACTTGGTGGTTTAGCTGCTAGTCCTATTGCTGGTGGTTCTATCGAATTCGTAGATGGTCCTGCATATTCTCCTGCAGATAATCCTGATATTACTGAGCCAGTTAATACTGGTGCAGATACAAGAAGCTATATTATTACTTCGGTTAGTGGTTGGGATTCTGTAAATGGTACTGCAACTATTACATTAAGTCAAGAAAAATTAGATACCGCAGATAGTTACTACGGTCAACATTTTAATATCCGATACAATTATTCTCAAGTACGTTTAACTGGTCATGACTTCTTAAGTATTGGCACAGGTGGTAGAGCAACTACTAACTATCCAGGAGTACCTACACAATCAGCCTCTCAAGGCAATGAAGTTATTGAGAATTTACCTGGTCGTGTATATTATGTATCTACTGATCAAGACGGTAACTTTAGAATTGGTAATTACTTCCGTGTAGACCAAGCTACAGGTCGTGCTACTCTTGATGCATCTGCTTTCGATTTAAGTGGTCTAACAAGTTTGAGATTGGGTTCTATTGGCGCTCAAATCGGTGAATCTATTAATGAGTTTAGTAGTGATTCAACATTAAGTGGTGCTAGTAATATTGCTGTACCTACAGAATATGCAGTAAAGACTTATGTTGATAATCGTATTGATTCAATTTCACAAGATCAACTTGTGTTAACTAATACAGTTACTACTGATAAAACATTAGCAACAAACAGACTCACATTTAGTATGGGTACTTTAACTATTTCTGGCGCAAATACAGTTTATACTATTGCACCAAGTGGCTATCATTTCGTGTTGAATCCAAATGGATTTGCACTCTTTAATTAAGGAAAATAAATTATGTCTAAACTCGTTGTAGACCAAATTCAAAAATCAGGTGGACCAGCCTTAACACTACCAACTGTTGATGGTACTGCTGGTCAAGCATTATTAACTAATGGTAACGGTACTCTTAGCTTTGGATCATCAAGCACACCAACAAGTCTTGGTATCAACCAACAAAGCAAAGTAGTCTGGTCTTATGATCGTGACAGTGCAGTAGCTTCAGCAAAAGTTATGTGGTCAGACTTTGGGATTACTGATTATACTAAGGTAGAATTAGTTGAAGTATTGTATTCTAATATTGGCAGTTCTAGTGGCGGCTTTAAGATGAATATGATAGGTCAAACTTCCTCTGCAACTGATATTAGTTCAGGATATATGGCTGGCACTTATTTCTATGCTTATCAAAGTGGTAACTATTCTTCTAGCCAAACATCAAATAGTAACAATGGTAATATTTTTGTTCCTATTTGGACAAGCGTATATTCAAGCTATGACGACTCATATGGATATACTATGACTGGTGAAACTCAGTTGACACCAAAGAAGAATGGTACTTATGGCTTTAACATAAGAAACCAAGTTTCATGGCAATATAGTTCAAATACTTATCCAGCAATGGAAATGAGTTCATGGGATAACTATGATACCTCAGCACCACCCGCTGATTGGTATGGTATTCGTTTTTATCTAACATCAGGTAACTTCCGTACTGGAAGTATTGTTGTTCGTGTAACTTATCGTGCTTAATTAGGAGTAGAATATGAATAAAATTGAAAACGGTCAAATTGTTGAAATGACAACATTAGAGATTCAACAACTAGAACAATTACAAGTTTTAGCAAAGAATGCTTCTGATGCACAACAAATTAATAATGTTAGAGATATGCGTAATCACCTTTTAGCAGCGACTGATTGGACCCAAGTAGCGGATAACCAATTACCTGCGGCTAAGAAACAAGAATTTGCAGTTTATCGTCAAGCTCTTCGTGACTTTATGGAAACTTCATTTGATGCATATAATCCTGCTTTTCCAACTAAACCTGAATAAGGAGTGTTGTTATGGCAACAAGATTAGAAGTTGAAGAACTTGTAGCTGGTACAGTTACACAAACAAAAGGTGGTTCTGCTGCTGTAAACTTGACTGGTGGAGCATACATTACCTATGATGGTGTTAATTATCCAGTGAATCAAGACTTCTTTGCAGATCAAACTAATTATATTAAACCAACATTAGTATCTGGACAACAATCTTATACATCACCAGGAACTTATACATGGGTTGCCCCTTCGGGGGTTAATTCAGTTTCTGTTGTAGCTGTTGGAGGTGGTGGACCAGGAATTGATGGATGGGCAAATCCAGCAGGATGCGGTGGAGGCTTAGGTTGGAAAAACAATATTAAAGTGACTCCAGGATCATCATACACAGTAGTAGTTGGTGCTGGTGGTCGTAGTGATACTTCAACTCCACAATCAGGAGCATCAACATCCTACACAGGAGGAACTAGTTACTTTAAAAGTGTTACAACAGTAGCAGGTTATGGCGGTGGTAATGTTAACGGATATTCCAGTGGTGGACCAAACTCTAACCAAACATACGGTGGAGGATACACTGGAGATGGTGGCGGTGCTGGTGGCTATGCAGGAAGCTGGCATGGCGGTGGCGGTGCTGGTGGTTATACGGGTAGAGGTGGAAATCAGCATGAAACATGGAATCCTGGTACTGTCAATGGGGGGTATGGCTCAGCCTCATACAGTTCTACTTATGGAAGTGGAGCTGGTGGAGGTGTAGGTCTGAATGGAGCTACTGGATATCCATCTCCTGGAAATGCATTCTATAATCCTTTTTCTGGTTGGAACAATAGCAATGGTACTGGAAGTGGAGGTAGTGGTGCTCATGGCGGAGCTACTGGATACTACGGTGAAAACCCATTCAGTGGTCAAGGTCAAAGTTCTAGTAACATCCTAGGTGGTAACTATGGTGGTGGTGGCGGTGGACCAGGTACCTCTTGGCCTTCAGCATCTGGTAATGGTGGAGATGGGGGCGTACGTATTATCTGGGGTCCGAATAGATCATACCCAAGTAACGCAACATAAGGAATATTATGGAATATATTGAAGTAGGACAAAATGAAAAACCAATTGGGGCCGCTGTATTGGAAGAAAATCTTAGATATGTGTTTCCTGGAATTGAAATTACTCCAGAAACAATGGCACCACATGGTTATAGACCAATATTAGAAAACAAGCCAGAAATTACTGCAAAACAATCTTTACAAAAACTCCATTTTTCAAGACAAGGTGAGAATTTTGTATGGAATTGGAATGTAATAACACATGACCAAGAACATTTAACTAATTTTTGTATCCGTTTTAGACGTGATGCAGAATTAAGAGAATCAGATTGGACTCAAACTTTAGATGCACCTCTTAGTGCAGAAAAGAAAGCTGAATGGGCAGCATACAGATCTGCTCTTCGTAATTTAACAAACTTATATCCAGACGTAGATCCTACAACTGAGATAGATTGGCCAGTGAGACCTAGTAAATGAGTGAATTTTTAAGACCAATAATGGCTGTACCACTTTTGATTGGTAAGTCGGACTTAACTTCTATTAGGGAAGAGCTTAATACTCTTTCCTATAGTTTAAGAGATAATCTAAAAGAAGGTAGTTTAGTTTCTGAAGAATGGGATCAAGGAATAAAATCGTCTAACAAAGAAGATTTCTATAAAAGTGGGGTAACCTCTTTCAACTCAGTTGAAGATTTATTCCATAAACCAGAATGGAAAAATGTATCTAACTTTATTTTTGATTTTGCAAAAACTATGATCAGTACAGTAAATCAAAATAATAAGAAAATGCATATTATTAACATGTGGACAACAATTTATCCACCAGGTGCTTTTGTACCTGAACACGTACATTCTAATTCATATCTTAGTGGTGTATTCTATTCTAAGGCCCCAAAGAACTGTGGAGACATCGTTTTTCATGATCCTTCATGGGTAGCTAAGACAATGTTTATGCATACTGATATGCCTATGTTTCCTAATGTAGAAACTAAACACCCTATTTGCCCAGAAGAAGGATTAATGGTTATTTTTCCTTCTTGGTTGCCACATAGATCATTACCTAATAATTCTACAGAAGATAGAATCATAGTCAGTTTTAATATAGGATTTTTAGATGAGACCAATGTATAAGTATTATGATAACGTGTTATCAAAAGAAGAATGTGAAACTCTTATAAGATACTCAGAAGATAAATTTGAATTAGCAAAAACATCTTCTTTAAAATCTAATCCTTTTTTAAGTAAGGGTAAAGTTGCTTGGCTTACTCCTGAATCTGGAGAAGAGGTTAATAAGATAGCAAAGAAAATAGTTGATTTAATGTTTTATGAAAGTGGAGCATCTCATCTACAGGAGCTAAGTGAAATTGAACATATTCAAATAGCAAAATATAATTTTTTAGATCATTATAATAAACACATGGATGTTGGTTCAGATGGGCCGTATAGAATTCTCTCAGGAGTTGTTGAATTATCAGATCCTAAAGATTATATAGGTGGTGGATTAGATATCTTCTTATTAAAAGAGAAACATAAAGTACCCCTTAAACAAGGTACTGCTGTATTCTTTCCTTCTATATTACCACATAAAGCTAGACCTGTATTTTATGGATCACGTTATTCTATGACCCTATGGGGACGTAAAAAATAAGTAAACAAACGGGGAACTTCGGTTCCCTGTTTTATTAAGGAGTTTAAATGTCATTAAAAGAGTTAATTAGAGAAGATCATGATGCTGCTGAGAATCATCCATTCGTAAAGAAACTATTTGCAGGTAAAATTACAAAAGATGAGTATGCAGACTTTTTATACAATCAAAAATATTGCTATACTGCTTTAGAACAACGAGCAGAAGATCTAGGTTTGTTAACCGAGATTCAGCCTATTAAACGTGCAAATAAAATTGCACAAGATCTCCGTAATTTACACCGAGATAAAACTAAGCAACATTTACATATCAGTACTATTTCGTATGTGGATTATGTAAAAGAGCTTAACGAAGAACAAATTATTGCTCACTTGTATGTACGACACTTTGGCGATATGTATGGTGGTCAAATGTTAAAGAAATTAGTTCCAGGTAATGGGTCAATGTATGAATTTGACAATCGTCAAGAATTAATCAGTATAGTACGTGACTGGTTATCCGAAGAACACGCTGCAGAGGCTAAAATAGTTTTTGCCTATGCTACTGCACTATTTGATGAGATTGCAGATGAGTTTGATATTCAATAAACTAGAACAACATATACAAGACTTTAAGGATATTCTAGAATCTAGAGCTTTCTTATCTGAGGAGACACATCCGTTTCCTTGGGAGAATAAAGTATACATTAGTGCTCATGTTCGTAGAGCACACTTAGATGTAGTAGACGCTAGAGACACAAAGAAGCTTCTCATGATGCACTTATGTATATTCCCTAAGGTCTATTCAGATGCACCTATCTATGGCTTTGATTTAATCGCTGGACCTACAAAAGTTACAGGAGCATTCCATGACTTTAGTCCTGCTGGAAATAAGGATCATGAGTTAGTCAAATGGTTTGCTAATGAAGTAAAAGGTTATGAGTGGAGTAAGCCTAGAGACTTACCTGAATGGGCTAGGAATATTTTTAGCCCCTCTATGGTAGCTGCTGGTAATATTAATTCTGAGTTTGAACTAAATGAAGTATTAGATTTATCTAAGAGATCATTAGAGAAGTATTTAGATACACTACATAAGTTAAGTGCTCAACATACTTATGAGCATAAAGTAGAGAACTTTAATTATACTGAACAACAAAATTGGTACTGCCAGAATCAAAAGAAGAATCCGCATACACCTAGAGTTATGCAGTCATTAGGTTTTGATGAAGCAACAGTAAACAAGTTTATTCAAGAATGTCTTTTCCCAGAGGTATAATATGGAATATATTGCTTTGCTAACTGTTCCGCCAGTATTTTATTGGTACACTAAAGAGTATATCAAATGGTATTGTGAAACAAACTAAAACGGTCACCCAAAAGGGTGGCCTTTTTTATCAAAAAAAAGTGAGAAAAATGACGTATCTATAATGAAGAAATATCAATAAAGATAAAGTACTCAAAATGTAAATTTAATAACTCAAGGAGAGTAAAATGAAGAAAGTAATATTTGCGTCAGCATTATTAGTGCTTTCTAGTTCAGTGTTTGCCAATAGACCTTTAATGGTTGAAATGGTTAATGCTGAAAGTTATGTTGAT